TCCAGAAGCGCCTGGAGTTTAGACATATCAGCAGCAATAGCAATTGCAGTTGTGGAAGTCATTATGCTTTCTCCTCGGCTTTATTCAGTTCTTTGAGACGACCATCTTTAATGGCAATCAGGCGGCGCAGGCGGCCAGAAAGATAGCGTTCATGTTGCTTGTCGCCGTTGGCCTGTGCGGCCTTAATGTGAACATCGATTTCACGTGCGATAGGGGAGAACACGCCGTTTATTTCGTTCACTGTTACGCCATGTGCCAGAGTATTGGCTACGCGGGTTAGTTTGTCGTCGAACTCCTGACGCAACCGTGCAGCATCTTCGGCGGTTTCGCTGGCATTCTTGAGGTCAAACTCTGCTTTGTTTTTCTGGCGATATTCTGCATTGTCATAGAGACCCATAAAGATATCGCCGCTGAATCCGAGGCCGGATAACGCCTTTTTAGTGGCATCGGTAAGGGATTTTTTAGCGGCTTCCCCATCGCAGATCGGGCCATATTTGCTGCCGTAAATGTAGGGTGTGCAGCCGTAGGCGTATTCTTCTCCGCGAACATCGTTTACCAGATACCAAAGGCGAATTTTAATTACGTGATGTTTTTCAGTGAGGAAACCGCCATTACCATCTGAGATCAGTTCCCATGTATTGTTACCGTCAGTTCCTTTTACAGTCCGTGTAATTGGCGCTCCATCGTCAAAGCGTTCTTCCAGTATATCTACGCCCCAGCCGCTGCCTTTCAGGCCGAACTCACGGGTAGCCAGCATCGTAAGATACGTGCCGTTGATTGAGGTGCCGCCGCCGTTTTGCGTGAATGCTTTGGTAAAGCGCTCATCGGTTTTGAAGACGCGTTTCCACAGCGCCAGGTTGTCTTGTTCGGTGCCAGGATTATCGACTAATCGCACGACTTCTTCAGCGCGAGGCATAGTTTCTTTCTGGTTTATGTGCTCTACCAACTGCTCCACATCATCAGCAATTCTTTGCGCTTTGACGCTCAGTTTTTCCTCTGGCTCGCTGGCGCTGTAATTGTCTGACGCATAAACGCCATAGCCCATATCGTTGAGCGTCTCACGCGCCTGTTTGGCCTGGGTATCGGTTACCACCGGCTGTAGTGCTTCCGCTTTTTCGACCACGTTTGAGGCGGTATTTTGCGTTGCCTCTGGTTGTTTAACGGATCCTGTCTCGGTTTCTTCAAAGCGGCCGTTTGCCTCCAGCCATGAATCAATGTGGCGGCGTAGGCTGTCAGGGAAATGGTAGGTATCTTTTGCCGGTACGTTCTGCACTACGCCAAAAATACTGTCTCGGTCATATTTGAGGATGTGCTCCGTGGTGCGAAGCGCCATTGACCAACGTTTAAAATCTTCGCGCTCGTCTGCAATGATTTTCTCAGCATCGCGAAGGTTACCTGATAATACTGGCTCGTCGGGAGAAATAGGGAGTAGGGCGACAGCGATCTCCTGATCCAGTGTTGCATAGGTATGTTTATAACCTCGCTTTGGAGTGACTTTAACGCTTGTTTCAGTGTTGGCGGAGTCTGTTGATGTGATTTCAACTGGTACCATGTCTTCACGTTTACCGGGATTTTCCAGCCAGCGTTTTACAAATTGAGAAATAGCCGCTTTGCCCGGCGTCTGGTTTTCAAAATGGGAGAAAATGCCATGAATAAGATTATTCAGGCCTTCAACATGCATATGTTTAACCGGCTCGTTGTTGTGCAGGGCGCAAAGTACATTGAAGTTAAAGCGGTCATCCTCTTCCATGGTTTCATCGTGATTATCCAGATCATCAAGATAATCTACAACCTGCGAATAGAGCTGGCCGGTTATCTCTAATTTGCTGAAGAGTAATACAGCGGCAAAACGCTCCCTGGGGGATACCGTCATCAGATCGATAACTTCATCGCCTGCCGGCAACTCGGTGGCGCCGTCATCCTGGCTGTTAGCCACCCATTTTTCACCGTCAAAGGTGTTTTCCTGGGCGAAATGTTCATCGAACTGGCCGATTACCGGCAGTGGCTGGCCTTCAACGTGTTCCCATAGCTTAGGTTTGAAATAGTTGTCGCCGTTCGCCGGGTAAGATTCCCATAGTTTGCCGGTAATAATGCTTTCGGCGACTTTCTTGTTTGGTGCTTCGACGGCGATCGCCAGCTGCACTGCGCCGCAGTCCTTAATAGCCGATTTTTTGGGCTCAAATAAGCCGTTGTAGATGGTCATTGGTCTTTCCTCTTTCGTGACTAATTCGCTGGTTAGGCGTTTTGTTTAATTTCAGGGAGCAGCCCGGCGATCACGCGTTCTGCCGTTTGTTTTGCTTCTTCCAACTGCTCTAGTTCGCTTTCGAGATGAACCTTTTGGCTTTCTGCCAGCTCTTTAATCTCTGATGAATCGACCTTGAGATAGCACTCGCCGTTTTTTCCATCCGCAAAAATCCCGGAGGAATGGCATTCGTTACCACAAATTTTGATAATTCTGTTTGCTCGCTCTAATCGGTCTTTAACTTCGTGAATTCTTTCCAGAAATTTTCTAATATCCATGGTCTTTCCTCTTGGTTGCAGGCGCAGGTCAGGCGCCGGATTTAGCTAGACGGATGGCGACTTTAATTCCGGCTTTTTTCTGCTTAAATGCAGTGAATTTTCCCTTTTCAGCATTAGCGTAAACGGTGCCGGTGGTAGGGTAGAACTCAACACGACGAACACCGCCGATAATGGTGATATGCATCGTCCCTGAACCAAAGTCGCTATTATTTTCGTGCTCAAATGCTGATAAGCCAGCATCGATTATTTTTTCGATGAATGGGTTATTTGTCATAAGAACCTCAAAAAGGTACGTCGCTTTCTTCAATCGGAGAGTGGTCGATGCACAGCAGTTGCTGGATCTGGTCTTCAATAACATTTAACTGCATATCGGCTTCAACTGAGATTTGTTCTTTCCTTGCGCGCAGGGCGTTAACCTGCATCCCGATGATGTCGATCGGTTCTAACGGTGGGATGGGGAGATCCAGCGTTTTGGTCGAAACGAGAACGTATATACCGGGAAACTTCTGTGACATGTCACAAGTCGATGCATGGTAAGAGGTTGGTAAAAAAGGATTAGTTGTTGCCAGAACGTAGATCGTTACTGGGATGGTAAGCGCTTCCATAGCGACTCCTTGTTGATGTATACTCAGAGCCGATCAATGTTGATTCTGTCGGCATTGGTCTTTCCTCGCTACGGGGTTGGTCCCCTGTAGCATTCCGGGCGGTTTGGTCACTGTCCCGGGTAAAATAGCCCACTTCGGTGGGCTTTTTTACGCCTGCTGGTTGCCGGTCTTTCCTGGCAGTCAGGGCTGGTCAGGCCCGTTGGTCATTGGTCTTTCCCCCGGTCTTTCCCGGCGTCAGAGCTGGTCATGCTCACTGGTCTTTCCTCGCCACTTCCCTCTCTTGGAGGGCTTCAGTTTTCACTGAAGGGTCACAAAACCGTGCTGTTAAAAAAATTGCCCGCCGCAAAGCGGGCAAAGACTACACACAGCAGTTTTCCTCTGGTACCACGCTGGCTACGTGATTCTTTACGACTGGGAGCGCACTCCGCCTTTTGACTTAACAACATCGCCATAACTGATAAAAATGAAGTGCGCTCTCATGTTGTATCCCGGACTCTTCCCGGGAGTCACACCGTACCGCCACGATGGTGAATCGCCTGTCGTGCCTGGACACCTGGCTTGCACATTCCGGCTACCCGCTGGGCCATGTACCAAGGATCCCCCGGACCGCTTCGACGCATGTGCCATACGCCGGTTGCAGTCTTTCCCGCATGTCATCGTACTGTCGGCGACCCGAAGAATTCGCGCCCGTCTTTCCGGGCTGTCAGAACTGTTTCTGAACAACTGCCGCGTGGTTAGTGCGTCGTTGATGTGATGGATATTAATAATGATAATATTATTGGTCAATATCAAAATATTAATAACGACAATATTTTTTGTATGGTGTTGATAAATTTAGACAAAAAAATCCCAGCTCGAAGCTGGGATCATAATCACATGGAGGGGGGCGTTATTGCTTTCGTGTGGCTAGTAACTCTCTAAATAAACGGTCAAATCCTTCCACTTTCTCTTTTAAATCAGATAAATGCCGTTCCTTTTCGCTCTGTGGCAGTCTTTCATACAAATCAATGAGTTCTGCATGTTCTGGGCTAAGTAGCTTCCAGCCTGGTACTGACCGATCTTCTAAATACTCACCTGACTTTCTAACGTAATTCATCATTTCAGCCAGATCAGGTCGAATCTCTTCTGGTTTCACTCCAAGAAGTGAAGCGAATTTTAAGGTGGCGTCGGTATTCAGTGGTGTGGTGCCATTTAAGTAATGGCTTACTGACGCCTGTGTGCTGAAGCCAAGCACCTCCGCTGCCTTCTCCTGAGTCAGACGTAAAGTTACTTTTTTTTCGTTCCAGATTTCACGAAGGCGTTTAGCTGCTTCGCGCTCAACGGCGTCAATGGTTTTCTTTCTCATGGCAGCATGTTATTCGCAAAATTAATCAAACTCTAAGGTCATTGGTATTGACGAAAAATATTAACGTTATTAATATTCGTAATGTTCAATCACAGAGGCCTTAATGATGAAACTGAAAGACTACTTAAAAACATCTGGTGTTAGTCAGCATGAGTTCGCCGTACTGGTTGGGAAAACTCAAGGCTATGTAAGCCGAATCGCTACAGGTAAATGCCTGCTTGGGGCTGCAACGGCTTTGAAATGGGCTGCGGCCACCGAGTATCAGGTAACACCACATGACCTGCTACCAAACATTTATCGGAAACCTACCGATGGCATCCCCGAACAGAACGCAGCTTAACAACTGGTGTGATCTAAATCTGATTACGCTTAATCAATTTTCAGCGACAGGAGACGCGAAGTGGAAAACATCGAGGAACTGAAGCGAGAGATATTCAGCTGGGCGGCAGAAAGTGGGCAGGAGCTGGTTGCCATCGAGATAAGCCGTATGTGGTTTCGTCTTGGTGGTAACACCGGCGTGCTGAAACTGCACCAGATTGAAGATGCAGATGGAAAAGCAGACTGGCGGGCCATCAACAATAACCGCCAGCAGATTTTTCGCTGGCTGCGTGGAGAAACTAAAGCGGCCATAACCAAAACCCAAGCGCTGGCCAAGGCAATGGAAGCGGCGCTGCCGGCGGAACGTTACGCACGCCTGGACATGTCTACCCAGTATTTGATCTGCGTCGCCATACGCGAATTTGCGGCGGCCATTATCGCGTTATTGCTAGAGGCCAGAGACGGCCCGCAGCAAGTTGCGAAGGCATTGCAAGCGATGAGAGAAACACAGCGCCTAACCAGCGTTTAACCTGTACCGAGGAAAGACCAATGAGAACACAAGACCGCATCACCTGGCGGAACGGGTTTCGCCGGAACGGGGTGCAAGTCCCGATGGAAGATATCGAATCGATTTTCGAGGAACGTCGCGCTGCTGCGCTGACGATCTGGGAACGCTACGAGCTGCGAAAGGCAGAACTGCAGGAATTAGGTCTGACCCAGAAAGAATATGAAATAGCCTGCCGCCAGTTGGCCGATACGCTGGGGATCTGACTATGAGTATGACACTTATGGCCAAAGCAATGGCCATCAAAACCGGTAACCCGATACGAAAACTAGTGCTGATCAAACTGGCGGATAACGCCAATGATTCCGGCGAATGCTGGCCGTCTTATAAGCATATTGCCGATCACTGCGAATGCAGCAAAAGCGCAGTTCGTGATCATATCGATGCATTAATTTCTATGGGTCTGCTGGTCAAAGAAAACCGCCCGGGGGTAAAAAACGGAAAGGGAAACGCATCGAATCTGTATTGTATGAATCTCGATAACCCTATGCCGCCAAAAAGCATAGCCCCTATGCCGCCAGAAAGCACAGGTATGCCGCCAAAAAGCATAGCCCCTATGCCGTGTGGCGGCACCAGAACCAGTCACTCTTTTGAACCAGTCATAGAACCTACTGATCCCCCTAACCCCCAAACGGGGGAAGGCGAGGAAAGAATTAATTCTAATGCTAAAAAAGCGCTGGAATTTTACAACGAGAAAACGGGCACCCGCTGCCGAGACTTGAAACCGTTTGTGATGATGCTGACTCCTACCACCACTCGGGAAGGGTACACCCTGGACGAACTGCAGTTGGTTATCCGCTGGGTGCTGGCCACATGGCGCCGCCGCGGCGATAGCCTGCCGAAGCCTGCGAACATCTGCCGGATAAACCGCTTTGATGGATATCTTGCCGACGCTGAGGCATGGGCTGTTTTGGAGGCGAATATCGACCCGGAAGCCGTCATGAACGGCTACAACGAAATTTTCGCTGACGTTCTGCCTGCTGCTGAACTGGATGCCGACCGCCGCCGGATGATCACCCGCCTGGCTGCTCACATGAAAAATAAAACTACCGGTGCATTCCTGGGGTACTTCGAAAAATTCCGCGCTGATGCTCCTGATTTTTATTTCGGTACAGATGGCGGATGGCGAGCCAGCTTTGACTACCTGATGAAACCAGAAACGTTACGTAATACCCGGGAAGGTTCGTTATGACTCCGCAGGAACTGGAAGCTTGTGTGCTGGCTGGCCTGCTAAATGGCGGCGCCAGTCCGGACGCATTCGACGTGATCGCCTCTACGCCTGAAGAATCTTTCAGCATCGGGTTTCACCGTCGCGCGTTCTCCGAAATTAAAAAACAGGCGCTGGCGAACGGCCTGATCGACATGCTGTTTGTCAGTGAAGCGCTGGGCGGTAGTAGCCTGGCTGATTTATCAGAAATTACACGTATGCCTGCCACGGTACCGAACCTGAAGGGTTACGCCGGCAAAATGGTTAAGGCGTGGCGCAGCCGCCGTATGGCCGAATTACTGCAGCAGGGCGCTGATGGCATCCGGCAGGCAAACAACCAGGAACAGCGCGATCAGGTTGTTGAAACTGCCGTGGCGCAGCTGCTGGACATGACCGGAGACACTGGCGACGTGCAGCCGGTACACATGAGCGAATTATTGCCTGTGTACATGGAAACCATGCAGAAACGCATGGACGGCGAAGAGGGCACCCGAAACCTGAAAACGGGGATCGAGGAACTGGACGATGCGACCGGTGGAATCAACCTGCAAGATTTGATTGTCGTCGCCGGGCGTCCGGGCATGGGAAAAACAGAATTTGCGCTGAAACTTGTCGATGGCGTTACCGCTGCCGGCGGTGGTGCGCTGATATTCAGTATGGAAATGGCTGCTGCGCAAATTGTAGAACGCTCTCTGGCAGGCTCTGGAAACATGTCGGTGTCACGCCTGCGTAATCCTCTCGATATGCACGATGAGGACTGGGCGCGCTTTACAGCGGCCATGGAAACCATGAACGGGCGCGATATCTGGATCGTCGATGCTACCGATCTGACAATTGAGCAAATCCGGGCTGTTGCAGAGACGCATAAGCGCCGCTATCCGCATCTGGCGATGATCGTTGTTGATTACCTTGGCCTGATTAAAAAACCGAAGGCAGAGCGTAACGACCTGGCGATCGCCCATATTTCCCGAAACCTTAAAACTATGGCTATGCGCCTGCATACGCCAACGTTCGCGCTTAGCCAGCTTTCTCGCGCCGTGGATTCCCGTCCGGCGACCCAGCGTCGCCCGGTTATGTCAGACCTCCGCGACTCCGGTTCTATCGAGCAGGACGCCGACAGCATCATGTTCCTGTACCGCGATGAAGTCTACAACCCTGAAAGCCCGGCGGCGGGGATCGCCGAAATCATCCTGGGGAAAAGTCGATTCAGTGCTGCTGGTGCCGTTATCTATCAGGAGTTCAAAAACGGTCACTTCCTGCACGTTGATCAGCATGTCGGCAAAGAGAAAACACGCATTCAGCTGGAGGCAGCAAAACCACGAAAACAACCGCGTAGATATTCAGAGAAGTACAACACCGATGCATTTTAACTGCGCCTGACCAGCGCAATAAAACCGAGGAAAGACCTATGACCACGAATTTAAATTACCCAAAACCTGTAAATCCAGATGATGGCTGTAACTGGATCCCCGTTATTCTGTGGCGCATGAACGCCGGCGCCCGTGCGCGTAGCCGTTCTGTATTCGTCGCTGCTCCGCGGCCAGAACCAGTTCCGGGGATCACCCCGAAAAAGCCGGTAAAACGTGAAACTGCTACGGCCGCGGTATCCGGCCGCCGTCGTAAAACACATGTCGGCACCGTGATTTATTACAAGGGTGAAAAAACTGTACGGCTCAGCGAGGGTGCTACCGTTTGGTCTGCTGGGCCTAATGAGCATTTTGATAAAAAAACTGGCCAGCGTGTCGGCAGCATTGGCCGGCATCGCCTGCTGCTGGAGAGTATTAAACCCCTGAATAGCACCATTGACGAAGTTTCTGCCCAGCAGTTGGTTGCGCTGATGAAGGGTAAGACACTGTCTTATCAGAACATTCTTTCAGCCATCAAAAAACATCATCCTGATGCTGAGATCACCTTACGTGATCTGCAAAAACGTATCTCGACGATGCTCGCATCGAATCACGTCGGAATTATTCGGCATGACGACATGCCAGTGCCGCATTTCACACTGACCAGCGTGGATCCCCGCTATTACGCCAACTCAGAAAAAACGAGGGCATGAGGCATGGCCGGGCAATCAGATTATCTGCCGCCCGGCTTACCGCTCAATCGTGCCAAATGGCCGCAGGAGTGCCAGATCAAAGAGCACTACGACATGCGGGCAGCGGCACTCATACGTCAGCTGTTCGAGAAGAAAGTTACTCGTCAGTTCATCGTTGAGTCGATTGCAGCGACGCCGGAAAGCTACCGGGAGTTTTTCAAAGAGAGATTAAATTTTTGGCGGGAGAAGAGAGCATGAAACAGTTTCTAAACAGCGGTTTGATTGGAGTTCAAAAAAATGGCTAAAAACTCGATCGACGCTTACGGTGCCAGCGGCAAAAGCAACGTCTTGTTTTTCGAACCGGAAAACCTACATCTGGTAACCGATACAACACACCCGCTTTACGACGAACGCGTACACCTACCGCTTAATGAATCGGTGATCCTCAACATCATGGAGCTTGGGGTACTCGAACCCATTATCGTGTGGAAAGATCCGGAATCAGGGAAAACCTGCGTGGTTGCAGGTCGGCAGCGCGTAAAGAACGCTATGGAAGCAAACACCAGGAGAAAGCGGGCAGGGCTGGAACCCTGGCCGGTACCCGGTATAGCTAAGCGCGGCTCGGCAATTCAAATGGCCAAATACATGGTCAGCGAAAACGAGATAACGCAACCAGATACCCCACTGGGTCGGGCCAAAAAAATGGTTCAGCAGATGGAATACGGTCATGACGAAAATGACATTGCCTTGCTTTTTGGCTGCAGCGTAAAAACGGTCCAGGCAACCGTGGCCCTACTGGATGCTACGCAGGCCGTCCAGGCGGCGGTTGAGGCTGGAAAAGTCACTGTCACTCAAGCGCGTCAGCTGGTCGATATGCCACCGGAAAAGCAACGGGAAACGGTCAAACAGTTAGAGGCAGCGGCAGAGGGTGTAACTGGCCACGAGAAAGCTCGCCGCCAGCGCGCTGTCCTCGGCGACACAAAGCCGCGTCTCAAATCCCGTAAGGAAATCACTCAGGCCCTGAAAACGGCCAGGGGAGAATATGCCGCAGCTTTGCGCTGGGTGCTTGGGGAGGCTCAATGAACTTTGAACCTGAAAATTACAGCCGGCGCGCTCTGCTCTGGTTCGCAGCTGTGATCGACATTGCCGGTTGGGTCGCTGTTATCGTCGTGACCTGGGGGATCTACAAACTGATTGAGTGGTGGACGGCATGAACGAAAAATACACCTTGATTTACGCAGATCCGCCCTGGACCTACCGCGACAAAGCCAAAGATGGAGAACGTGGCGCCGGGCATAAATACCAGACAATGACTGTGCTCGATATCTGCCGTCTCCCGGTCTGGGAGCTGGCCGCTGAAAACTGCCTGCTGGCTATGTGGTGGGTTCCAACTCAGCCGCTGGAGGCGTTGCGGGTAGTCGAGGCGTGGGGATTCCGCCTGATGACCATGAAAGGCTTTACGTGGAACAAATGCTACAGCCGGCAGACCAACAAAATGGCCCTGGGAATGGGCCATTTAACCAGGGCTAACAGCGAGGATTGTCTTTTCGCTGTGCAGGGGAAATTACCCGCCCGGTTGGATGCAGGGATCGTTCAGTCATTTACAGCCCCGCGTCTGGAGCATTCGCGCAAACCAGATATCGTGCGCGAAAAGCTGGTGCAGCTGCTGGGCGATGTACCGCGTATTGAGTTATTCGCCCGCCAGTCATCGCATGGTTTCGATGTGTGGGGCAATCAGTGTGAGTCGCCAGCGGTGGCGCTGCTGCCGGGCATTGCCGAATATATCGGAGAGGTTGCTTAGCCATGAAAAACACAATTCAGGACTTAATGAATCACCAGTTCGCCATGCTGGAAACCGTCACCGATCCCAACATCAAAGGCGAACTGCTTCAGGAAGAGTTATCGAGGGCTAAAGCGGTAGTGGAAATCGTTGGGGTGATGGTGGGCACTTATCGCGTCGCCCTCGATGCTCAGAAGGCTATTTTTGACGGCACAGCGGGGAATGTGCCTAAGATTATGGGGATCGAAAAATGATAGAAAAATACTCTCCAGCCCAAGAATTGTTTATAAAGCGGCATATTAAAAGTTCTACTGCGCGTGAATTAACTGAAATGTTTAACGCTCAATTTGGTACAAATAAGAGCGTGGGCGCTATCCGTATCTGGTGCAAATCTCATGGGTTAGGAAAGCAGTTTTTAATTGAGCCGCGCTATACCGATGAGCAGCTGACGTTCATTTATGCCAATAGGAATCTAACGAATGCTGAACTTACAGAGAGGTTTAACAGGCGATTCGGTACCGATAAAAAACATGACAATATCAAGGATGTAAAGATAGCTCGCGGATGGACTCGCGAACCTAAAGGCCGGAAACGCATTCTTCCCCAGTATATCACTGTTAATAAAGAGAAAATCAGACTCGATGTATACGTATATGAATGCGTACATGGAAAATTACCGACCGGTTATTCGGTTATACATCTGGATAATGATCTTAATAATAACAATATCGATAATCTGCGCGCTGCCCCTAAAGAAATTCGCCGCCTGTTTTCTGGCGCGGGCTACTCTAAAATGCCGCAGGTGCTTGCTCCGGCGCTATATGCACAAGTTATGCTCCGCCATGCAATCAAACGATTGTCCAGCTAACTGGGGTGGTTAATGGCTAAATCATCCGCAGAACGTAAAGCCGCGCAGAGGGCGCGGCAATCTGCCGCCGGCAACCGGAAAATTGAGCTGGTTCTCGATGCGCAGGAACTGGACATGCTGGCGCGTAACTGCGCCGCCCGGCGACCTGGTCGTGATCCGTACGAAATGGCGGAGTACATAGCGCTGCTGATCCGCCAGGATGATGCTCGGCTTAGTGGCCACATCAAATCGATCAGCAAACGCCTGTGTGGAAAGTGCGGTGAGTCGCTGCCGATCACCTCGTGCCCGTGCGTTGGTGATTCGCAATGCTGGGTAACGCGAGGTTGGCACGAAACCAAACTGTCAGCATAGCGAACAACCATACCAGATAAAACAGAGCCGTCAGAAATGGCGGTTTTCTTTTGAATTCAATCGGATATTTTGATGTTTATTGTTGATTTTTAACGATTAGTGCTCTTAAAAATTTGCGCTCACTGTCAGTTGGTAGTATATATACTGTAAATTTATACAGTATTTGTTGAGGGAGAGGTAGTGGTTGATAAGAAAGACGCAGGAGACCTTCTCCCCGACGATGGCGATGTACTGATAACGTGTGAAAATGGGAAGATCAAGAAGACCAGAATAGTCCACTCTGATGAGCATGTGGCGACACTTAACGCGTTGTTTGAGTTAGCTAAATTGACTGGTTACACGATTATCAAACCAGACGGTACTATGCTATAATTACCCTGTTGGCCTGAACACCCAACATAATGTAATTCTGAACAATTGCTGCGCTAAAGGGGAACCCAATGGCGCAGTATTCATTTATCAAATCAGCAGGCGATGTATTAATCCCTGCATCTCCAGACGCCCGCGAGTTTGTGAAGAAAATTCGCCTGGGGGCAGTCCTTTACTCTGATTTTAAGCAGGCAAGAAACCCGGCATTTCACCGCAAATTTTTTGCCCTCCTGAATCTGGGATTTGATTACTGGCAACCTTCCGGCGGTGCAATATCGCCAGCCGATAAAAAACTGGTTCGTGGTTACGTGCAGCTGGTGGCCCACTATGCCGGGCACGGCGACACATTGCAGGAACTGGCGGATCAATATCTTCGCGATGAGGCGGAAAAACGCGCCGGGAATATCAGCGCTGTTAAATCATTCGAGGCGTTTCGTGCTTGGGTAACCATCGAAGCTGGTTTTTATAACGAATATCAGATGCCTGATGGCACCATCCGCAAAGAGCCAAAGTCCATATCGTTCGCCAAAATGGACGACCTTGAATTCTCCCAGCTTTATAAGTCAGTCCTCGACGTCCTCTGGAACTTCATTCTGTTCCGCACATTCCCAACGCAGCAGGCCGCAGAAAACGCAGCCTCTCAGCTTTTCAGTTATGCGGCCTGAGGTCACCACCATGACTAAAGACGATAAAGACTGGCTGTCAGACGTAGCCGAATTGGGTTGCATTGTCTGTCGCAATCTCGGTTTCGGTTCCACTCCGGCAGAAATTCACCACATCCGAACCGGTCAGGGCGCTGGCCAGCGCGCAAATCACAAAAGAACCTTGCCTCTTTGCCCTGCACATCACCGCACTGGCGGTTTTGGCGTGGCAATTCATGCCGGACAAAAGACATGGGAGGGCAAATACGGTACCGAACTGGAGCTGCTCGTTCAGGTAACAGCTGAAGTGAAGGTATTGCGCCTATGTCGGGTTTAACCAGAAAAAAAATTGCGGTGCTTGAGCTTATTCGCACCTGTTCGGAAGGGGTAACTTCTGCCGAAGTGATGTATTCGCTCGGTATGTCACGCAGCACTGTATTTTTTATTTTGGACAGTCTGCTTAAAGACAATCTTATATTCCGCGCCCACAACGAAACAGGACGAAATTCACGTCGCATTTATTTCCCAACGGCAGAGCTGGCGGAGAAGTTTTCCGGAAACAAAATCCCTATGAGCAAACGTGAAAGCTTTTTCGACTCCTGCCGGCGCCACAGCAAAAACTACATGATCACTCTGCTCCTGCGGAGTGCACGACAACCACCAAAAGAGTAAACACCATGAGCGACAAAGATATCGAGCAGCAAATCAAATCCAAAGGTTTAACCGCGGCCCGCGTTACGTTGGATGATTTTAAAGAAAACATCGTCAATACAGAGATCGTTAAACACGTTTCCGTATCAGGTCAGGTACTCCGTTGGGCCGTACTGACCACGAAAAATGGTTTTGCTGTTACTGGCAGACCCTCATGCTCAGCCTCTTCAGAAAACGATGACGCTGAAATTGGTGAGCAGATAGCCATCGAAAATGCAGAAAACGAGCTGTGGCCGCTTATGGGTTACGCCCTGAAACAGCGCCTGCATGACTCTGGCGGTCATACCGAAGAGGAAAACTTCGAACACTTCCTTTCCTATTCTGGATTCCACAGCGAAAGCGATGAAGTGATCGAGAAGCTGCGTAAAGCCTTTTCTGATGGCGGCTACGCACTGCAGTGGAAATAAGCAGTAAACACTCTCACACCCAACCAATGAGGAAAGACCAATGACTAAACATATTGGCGTCAAATTAATTAATGCGTTCCCTATGACCCGCCACGAGTATAACGCTTTCCGCGGCTGGCAGCTTCCTACCGACGAGAACGGCGCGGATGAAGGCTATCTGGTTGAGTATCTGGATGGCGGAAAACCTAACACCGATCGCTTTGATGGCTACGTTAGCTGGAGTCCGAAAGAGGTATTCGAAAAGGCTTACCGTCCGGTATCAGGGCTAAGTTTCGGCCTTGCCATTGAAGCGCTCAAGAAGGGTAAAAAAGTTGCCCGCGCTGGCTGGAACGGTAAGGGGATGTGGTTGGCATATGTTAAGCCGCACAGTGAAGCCGTTCACACTGGCAACACTCCTTGCTTTTGCAGTCGCGTCTTTGAGTTGCCGGAGGGGACGCAGGGAGACCCGAAACGCGCTCCGGAACAACTGCCGTATATTGCCATGAAAACAGCGGACGATAAATTAGTGCCGTGGCTGGCTAGTCAGACTGATGTCCTAGCCGAAGACTGGAACATCGTTGAGTAATTTCCGCAAAGGCCATCTCCCCTGGTGGCCTTGACAGAAAACACCAGAAACGGAGTAACAAATGATCACCCTTAATGACGAAGAAGCCGAAAAACTCCTGGAGCTGATGAAAGCCCGCTTTCTTAAAGCGCACCTGAATACAGCCATGTATGGCGCAGCTGCTTACGCGAACGGCAATTCTGACCGTGTGATTTTACGCGCAGTAAAAAACGGTGACGCCCCAGAACTGAAAATCCTGATGACCGCTATGGGCCTCATCCCTGAAGAGGAAGACAACAGTGAAAAAACTGCATGAGTTAGACACCAGTATTCAGGTGGAGATCGTCAAAAGTGCCGGCGCTGTTCTGGCTAAAAATTTTGGCTGGCCCGGCGGTTCGGACGGAACGCAGGCAGCTAAAGACATTGTCACATCTGTCGTGGATGCATTCCTGTCGCTTTACCCGGAAGAAAAACCACACGATGAAAAAATTGAAGAGCCAAAAAGCGATCCAGAAGAAATTCAGCAGAAACGGAAATACACCCGTCGTAACACGGAGTAATGAGATATGGCAGCGCCAAAGGGCAATAAATTCTGGCTGGCACGCAGCAAGCACGGGAGAAACCCAAAGTTCTCTGATCCCGAAAAGCTGTGGGATGCCTGCTGTGAATATTTCGACTGGGTGGAAAAACATCCTCTGTGGGAAACCAAAGCATTTAGTTTTCAGGGGACAATCACTAAAGCCAGACTCCCGAAAATGCGTGCTATGACGCTTAGTGGCTTGTTTCTGTTTCTCGATATTGACCGGAAGACGTGGGAAGCATACGCGAAGAAAAAAGATTTACTCCCGATCACTACGCGAGTGGAAGGCCTCATCTATGAGCAGAAATTTTCCGGCGCTGCCGCTGATCTGCTTAACGCCAACATCATTGCCCGCGAGCTTGGGCTGGTGGAGAAAAAATCTGTTGAGGGTGATCTGGAAATGACCGTCAAGGTTAAGCACTTTAACGAGAAAGAATAGCCAGGCGTTTTTATTGCCTGGTTAATCGGTTGAGTGAGAAAAACCCCGGCATTTTATCCAGAAAAGTGAATAGGACGTGAATAAATGGCAGAAATTATCCTCCCCGCGAACAACTGGACACCACGCCCACATCAGCGAAGGGCATGGGCTGAAATTCAGGGTGGAAAAAAAAGAGCGGCGCTGTGCTGGCCTCGCCGTTACGGGAAAGACGATTTCAGCCTGCACATGACCGCGTGTAAGGCGTTCGAACGCGTTGGAAACTATGCCCATAGCCTGCCGCAAGCTAACCAGGTAAGAAAGGCTATCTGGAAGGCTATTAACCCGCGAACCGGGCGTTTGCGTATCGATGAGGCTTTTCCTCATGAGCTGAGACGAAAAACGCTCGATAACGAGATGATGATCGAGTTCATAAACGGTTCCACATGGCAGGCATTCGGCAGCGACAACTACGGTGCTCTCATTGGTTCCGGTCATGTCGGGATTGTTTTCTCAGAATGGGCACTAAGTAACCCCTCTGCGTGGGCATATTTACGACCGATACTGGCTGATAACGGCGGCTGGGCTTTTTTTGTCTCCACGCCCCGCGGTAAAAACCATTTCTACAAAATGTTCCAGGGAGGATTAAAGGATCCTGAAAACTGGTTTTGTGATCACCTTAGTGCCGATATTACTGGGCACATTCCGCCTGAAACGCTTGCGCAGGAGCTTCGCGAGATGCAGGCGGAACGTGGAGAGGAGGAAGGGCTGGCACTCTTCAACCAGGAGTACATGTGCGACTGGAACGCAGCGGTACCCGGCGCTTATTACTCATCGATCTTGGTTGGACTGGAGAAGGCCGGGCAAATAGGGAATGTGCCGTGGGATCCTCAGTATGAGGTTTACACATCATGGGACCTGGGCATTGGCGACGCAACAGCCATCTGGTTTTATCAGTTTATCGGCAAAGAAGTACGTGTCATTGATTATTACGAATCCTCAGGTGTTGGCCTGGAGCATTACGTAAAAATATTGCGCGAGAAACCGTATACCTATGCTGAGCGTCATTTCTTCCCACACGATGTACGCGCCCGAGAACTAAGCACCGGAGCATCACGCGAAGAGACGCTGGGCAAGCTGGGGATCCGCTGCAAGGTACTACCGGCCACATCGGTTGATGATGGTATCAGCGAGGTGCGTATGATGCTGCGATCCTGTTGGTTCGATAAGACCAAATGCGAAAAAGGCCTGGAGGCTCTGGGTCAGTATCAAAAAGAGTGGGACGACACTCGCAAAATGTATAAGCCAACCCCACTGCATAACTGGACGTCTCACGGTGCAGACTCATTCCGCTATGGTGCAGTAGGCAGTAAGTCTTTGCGTAGCGGCAACCGCCATACAACCCAGCAATTTGCCCAGTCTAATTACGATCCTTATAACCCTCCTGGACATAGCCAGCAGTTTTACGCTGATTCCGAATGGGATCTGTACGGGGATAACTGATGTCAGACCAAAAAACACATGAAAATGAATCAGAGCGGATCGGCCGGATATTGCGTGAGCAAAAAAGTATGGAAACCGATCGTTCTGTATTCGAGCAGCACTGGCAGGAAATAGCTGAGCGTATTCTACCGCGAAGTGCCGAGTTCAAGGGGACCAGGCAGAAGGGCGGTAAACGTACCGAGAAAGCGATAGATGCTACCGGCGCGCTGGCGCTGCAAAAATTCGGAGCGGCCATCGAGTCAGTGATCACCCCGAGAACACAGAAATGGCACACTCTCAGCAATGAGCGATTCGCTGATGATGAAGAGGTACAGCGTTATTTCCAGGAGGTCCGCGATATTCTCTTCCGCCTCCGTTATGCGCCGTGGGCTAATTTCGCCTCGCAATCTCATGAGCATTATATTTCCTCTGGTGCATTTGGGACCGGCTGCACGTTCGTTGATAACGTGATCGGAAAAGGCCCGCGTTATTGCACTTATCACCTGAGAGAAATTTATTTCACTGAGAATTTCCAGGGGATGATCGATGTTGTTCACCGTAAATATTGCATGACTGCCCGTCAGGCAATTCAGCAATTTGGCGAAGAAAATCTACCTCAACAGGTAAGAACAACCGCAAGGAACGACCCGTCAAAGCAATTCAACTTCCTGCACCGCGTCGAACCTAATGATAAACGTGACATGTCACGACAAGATAAAGAGGGCATGCCATTCCGGTCTGTGCATATTTGCATGGAGGGAAGCAAGATTGTGCAGGAGGGCGGCTACTGGTCACAGCCCTATGCAATCAGCCGCTATTACACCGCGCCGGGTGAGGTTTACGGCCGCTCGCCTGCAATGGTTGTACTACCGGATATCAAGCTGCTGAACGAAATTAACCGTGCCATTATCGAAGGGGCGCAAATGGCCGTTCGCCCGCCGATGTTGTTACCGGAAGACGGCATTCTGCAACCGTTCAAAATGATGCCTGGCGCGCTGAACTTCGGCGGAATGAACCGGGATGGTAAACCACTTGCCTTGCCTCTGAATACTGCGACTGATTTTAGCGTGGCGATGACGCTGGCAGAGCAGAAACGACAGACAATCAACGACGGTTTTTTTATCACGCTCTTCCAGATCCTCGTTGACAACCCGCAAATGACTGCAACAGAAGCGATGCTGCGTGCTCAGGAAAAAGGTCAGCTGCTGGCGCCGACTGCCGGGCGTATTCAGGCCGAGTTTCTGGGGACTCTTATCCTGCGGGAAATTGACATTGCTTATCAGAACGGACTGCTGCCCGAACCGCCCGAACAACTGAAAGAAATTGGTGGCGAATACGATATCGAATACACCAGCCCGCTGGTGCGCCTGCAGATGAGTGAAGAAGCGAGCGGGATTATGAACGTCGTTAATGCTGCCGGCACTATCGGACAATTTGATCAGAATATCGCCCGCACCCTGAATGGCGATGCCGCATTGCGCTTTATTGCTAAAGCCAGTGGTGCACCGCTGCAGGTGGTTAAAACCGAAGATGAAATGGCTGCGCAGGATGCTGCAGATCAGCAGCAGCTGCAACTACAGCAGTTGCTTGCCGCAGCGCCGGTGGCTGCAACCGCAGCTAAAGATTTCGCCCAGGCCAATCAGATTGCGCAGACACCTGCGCCGTCGCCAGCGTTACAGGGATAATGATGAACCGTATAAAAAGTCTGTGGCTCACGCTGAACCGTGCGCGGGCTTTCCAGTCAGTCTTTGGCACCCCGGGGAACATGACGCCGGAACAGAAAGTTGTTATCCGACTATTGGCAAAACTCTGCCACGTTAATTCTTCCAGCGTTGCCATTTCACCAACGACCCAGCAAACCGACCCATACGCGGTATTTGTTTCGGAAGGACGCCGGGAAGTTTTCCTGCACATAAACCACTATCTCGGCCTGTCGCAAGCTGATATTGCCGCAATGATCGCCGAAGAGATGAACGAACTTAACGAGGAAGAAAACAATGAATCTGTTTGAACGTTTAATTCTGCGCCGTCTTATGAATGTGGCGGGCGAAGGTGGTGAAGGTGGCGCGCCGGCTACCGGAAATGAAGAACAGCAACAGGGGCAACAAGAGCAACAGACCCCGGCCAGTCTTCTCAACCCCGGCGAACCTGCAGGGCAGCAACAGGGACAACAACCGCAGCAACAGGGTCAACAGCAGGCGCCCGCGGCGTTTATTGAAAAATTGCCTGACGATGGCGACGAAAAAGGCTGGCAGGATCTATACGCGAAACTGGGCCGCCCGGAAAAAATCGAAGACTACGGTATTAAACCACCGGAAGGCAGCGATGGGACATTTTTAAATACGGCACTGGGTTGGATGCATGAAAGCGGGCTCAATAAAAAGCAGGCTGAAAACGTAATTAATAAATTTAACGAATATGCAGCTGAACAACAAAAAAGTGCCCAGGAAAATATTGCTAATCAAAATGCTGCTAACCGGGAAAAGGTTATCAAATCCTGGGGAAGTGAAGTTGAGGCAAATACAGCGATCCTTCAGAACGCCGTGCAGCGATTCTTCCCCGATGCAGTGATTGAAAAATTCAGCACTGCGGGATTACTCAATGACCCAGACCTTGTGAATGCAGTCCTGGCGATCGGTAAAGCGCTAGGTGAAGACAAAACAGTTACAGTCGCAGCGCCGGGTAATGCAGCAGAAAAAGACATTGCCCATCGCATGTGGCCGAACATGCAATAAGGAGTTTTAAATGCCAACACTTACCGGCTTACCGACTCTCTGGGACGCAGCGAAATTGCTTGATCCGGATGGCACTTCTGCGAATGTCGCCGAGGTTCTGGATCAGGACAACGAAATGCTGTGGGATTGCCCGTTTTATGAAGGCAATCTGCCGACCGGAACGCGCATCACAACCCGTACTGGTTTACCTGCTGTGTACTGGCGCAAGCTGAACAAAGGTATTCCGGAAAGCAAGGCAACTACCGCGCAGGTAGATGAGACTACCGGTCTTCTTGAAGCCCGCTCTCAGGTTGATGTTCGGGTTGCTGCGCTGAATGGTAATACGGCAGGTTTTCGCTTCAACCAGTCTAAACCGTTCATGGAAGCGATGAACCAGAAGGCTCAATTCCAGATGCTTAACGGTACGCTTGTTGGGCAACCGGAGGCATTCCTGGGCATTGCTCCACGCTTCAGCGATTTGTCTGCGCCTAATGCCGACAACATCATCGACGCCGGCGGTACTGGTGCGAATCTCACCTCGATTTATCTCATCGGATGGGCGCCTGACAAGGTCTACGGAATTTTCCCGAAAGGTTCAAAAGCCGGTCTGACTCATCGTGATTTGGGCGAGGGCGACGCCTTTGATGATGATGGCAACCGCTTCCGGGCGCTGATGGACCTCTATACCTGGGATCTCGGTATTGCGCTGCACGACTGGCGCTACGTCGTACGCATCGCCAACATTGATGTTACCGCTCTGCGTACTAACGCTAATGCGGGTGCAAACCTCATCAAACTGATGGCTATCGCGGAAGAGCGTATCCAGTCACTGGTTGGTGTAAGCCCGGCTTATTACATGAACCGCACACTGCGCGCGATGCTGCGTCTGCAGCTGGTTGATGCCGTGAAAAACTCAACCCTGACAATGGAAATGGCTGGCGGACGTCGTGTGATGTTCTTTGGCGAAGTTCCGGTGCGCCGGGTTGACCAGTTAAAAATCGGGGAAGCTCAGGTCGTCGCCTCTTAACGGGGCGATTTTCCGGTTTACTTTTTCAGGAGATAACCATGTTTGTTGATGCCCAGCTTGAATTTTCTGACTCTCAGGCGATCACCGCCTCAGCGGCCAGCACGAACATCATCGATTTTAACCCGGCATTCGATTACAACACTGTGATCGATGCTGGCGCTGGCGAGCCGACTTTTCTGGTTGTGACTCCGTCGGTGACATTCGCGGCCGCAGGGGCGGCTACGCTTGCGATTGAGTTACGCGCTTATGCCAACGAGGACAAAAGCGATACACCAACCGTTATTTTTTCTACTCCAGCGAAAGCGCTGGGCAGTCTCGTCGCAGGTAAACCGGTTGTCGTGGTGGCGCTGCCTTCGGCCAATTATAAACGCTTTTTAAGCCTGCAATATACGGTCGCTACAGGCCCGTTCACCGCTGGCGCATTAGATGCCTTCATAACGAAAGATGCACAGACGTGGCGCTCTTACGCTAATAACGTTGAGTTCGCCGCGCTTAATCTCAGCATTGCTTAATTTGGGTGGAGTGAGTGCGTTTTCAGGGGCTGCGGCCCCTGCTTTTTTATGAGGTATTATGATGACCGGTCAGACAGATATCATGAATCTGGCGCTGGTTTCCTTCCTGGGATCCGACCATCTCATGGATCGTGATGAGCAGGATAAAAACACGCGCGTGATGAACCTGATTTACAACCCTATCCTCGAAAAGCTACAGCGCGAATATGCCTGGAATTTTTGCGCCCGCAGCGTCCAGCTCACCCCGTTAAACAAAACGCCTGTCATCGACTATCAATACGCTTACCAGATGCCCGTTGATTTAATGGTACTGGTATCGGTGGGGGACAGATATTACGGGTGTGATTTCTCTGAATACGATCCCCGCCTGGTCACGGCTGAATATCGCATCGAGGGGCGGGAATTGCTGACGGATCTACAGCCACCGCTTAGCTTGCGCTATCGGGCCAGAGTAACCGATGCATCACAATTCGACTCCACCTTTGTTGATGCGCTGGCTTGTATGCTGGCAGTTCGCTCCTGTAAAGCGGTGACCGGCAAGGATACGCTGGTTGAATCGCTGTTGCAGCAGTTCCAGATGATCATCGCAGGAGCCATTCGCGTAAACGCCATAGAAAAGCCTAGTGAGAAATTCCCACCTTCAACCTGGATGGAGGCTCGTTTGTAATGGCAAAAATCCGCCCTATAAAGCGCAGCTTTAATGCTGGAATACTTTCGCCTGTGATGTATGGGCAAGTAGATTTTGATAAGTGGGCCAGCGCCGTCAAGTACATGAAAAACTTCATACCGCTACCGCAGGGGCCCGCGCGTCGCCGCGGCGGGACGCAATACGCCGGTTCAGTAAAAAACAGCAGCGACCGAGTCTGGTTAGCATCATTTCAGTTTAGTACGACGGAGGCTTTTATCCTGGAGTTTGGCCCTGGATACATCCGGTTCTGGTACAACCATGCGCAACTGCTGGATGGCGATAACAACATTCTTGAAATTGATACGCCGTGGGGAGCTGATGATCTGACCCGTAACGGGAAATTTGGCCTGTCTCTGCAGCAGTCAGCAGACGTGATTTACATAACCTGCACAAATGGAAATTACCCTGTTTATAAGCTGACGCGAAACACTAATACCAACTGGAGCCTGGCAGAGGCCAGTTTTTCCGGTGGCCCATTCGCTGATATTAATTCTGACAAATCCAGCGTCGTTTACACCGACCAGTTCAGGATCTGGTCTGAGGATGGAAACGATTTGCCTGATGGCACCCCAACCACTACAAGCCTGTGTAACATCACTGCCAACACAGATATTTTTCAGACTGCGCATGTAGGGTGTCTTTTTTACATCGAAGCCAGCACTGATGCTGTGGATGATGATACCGGTCATAGCGGTTACATACCCGCCTGGGCTGCTGGCACATCAGAAACTTTCTCCGCCGGTGTTTTCTGCCGTTCAGATGGGAAATATTACGAAGACATGGACGGCACCAAGACCGGTAATACGCAGCCTACATGGACAGCTGGCGCCCACAGGGATGGAAGCGGTGGTGATGCGTCGCTCTGGCGATATTCAGGCGGTGGCTGGGGGATCATTGAGATAACAGCGGTCAATAGTGCCACATCCGCAACCGGTAAGATCGTCACTGAACTACCACCCAGCGTCAGAAACACAGTTGGGAAAACGTATAAATACGCTTTCGGTGACTGGTCTGATGTTCTCCGCTACCCCCAGTTTGCGGCATTTTTCCGGGGACGCCTGGTCT